CAAAAGCGTGCTCTCGTCTTCAGGGGGAGGAGCGCCTTCTTCAGGGGGAGGAGCGCCTTCAGGAGGCGGGGCACCCTCTTCAGGCGGGGGCATTTCGCCACCCATTTCGCCACCCATTTCGCCCCCCAGGCCGCCTCCGGCAGCCATCTGGGCACCCATTTCAGAAATGGCGTCCAGAGAAACTTGATACTTACGATCATAGTAGGCTTCACGCTGGTTCCGCAAGAATTCTTCATCGGTCATGCGTAAAATATTCTCAGCAATCCAATGCTTGCTAAACATCCCCTCCACTACATTGTTGGCCAAATCGAACTTGGTGCGAATATATTCAATCTCTTGAAGCTCCGCCAACTTAGACGGATTATTCAACGCAAGCTTGAAGGAAATCAAATCCTGGCCGCGGAAGCCCAGCGTAAACAAATGTACTACGGCGATCTTTTCAAGTTCCGACATAAAAGCTCGTTGCAGCCGCTGAATGGTTCTTGCAAACCGAATATCTTTTTGGGCCAACGTCGTCTTGTCTTCGTCACCGCCCTCGGTCATTGTCAAATAGGAATGTGGAATCTTAATAGCAGAGAATAGCTTATCCCGAATATATTTCACATCATCAATATCATTAAGCTGAGAAGCTCCCGCTAATGTAGTGATGTCCGATCCTACCCCGCCGCGGACAGGAATAAAATAATCTTCTTCAACCGAAAGCGGATTATAACGCAAGTCAACACGACCACTTGTTGCATCTACTAGTGAGTTTCTTTTCAGGGCTGTCTTAACTTTCTCCATATATTGTTCTACATCTTGAGGGGGAATGTTGCCAACATCAATCTTAAACATACGACGCTCTGGTGCTCGAACAACCCGATAGGCCAACATCGCATCTTCAATTAATACAAGCTGGCGCCAAATCCGGCGAGCAGGGTCCAATACAGAAGTGCCATAAGGAGCGTGCTTGTCGTTACCTAAAATCCTAAAATGTGCGCACTGCCAGTTCTCGAATGTCATATTCGCCGAGTTCCACTGGTACTGAACATAGTTGGGGTTAGTAGGGTCTTGGCCCTCTAGCCTTTCTACCTCTCCCGAAGGAAGGCCAATAACGCTTTTAACCCCTAAGACCTCATCAATGTCTAAATATAAAAAGAAGTCGCCATACTTGCACATGGTACGCGCCCAGCCGAACGCGTTAAACTCAATATTAAGAGCATCATAAAAAAGTGCCTCTAAAATACTTTTAATCTCATCATTACGACAATCTATTATAACGAGTTTGTTGAATGCGTTTGACGTCGTCATCTCATCGGCGTAAATATCCATTGCTGAAGCAATCTCTGGCATGTATTCCATTTGGTCAAAATCAATATAACGCTCATTGCGATTTTGGTTCCGCATTGCTGCGGAAGTTAGCATATTATAGTTACGTGAAAGGTTGTCCGCGGAGCGCTTGAACTGCTTACCACTGAGGCTATTAAAGCGATATTGATATTTATCTAAAGCCGAGCGGCGCTCTTCCCGGGTGAACTGAGCACGGTAGTTGATAAGGGGCCCTGAAAATAATCGTGTTAACCTCTTAAACAGCGGTGAGACTGGATTTCTTGGGTTGTTCTTGTGATCAATTTTTTTATCTGGGGGCATTTATCTATCCTTTAATAATCGCTGCATACTGTTCATAAAATTGGCGCGCCTCTTGGATACGGCCGTCCTGCGTATTCTTTTTATGCCCTAGCATCCCGGGTATCGTGGTACTTAATTTTCTCGAAGAGGTGGACATGGACAAAAGCGCGCTCTTGCTGTATTCCGCAAGCTTTTGGTTCTCAATCAAAACTGTATCTCTCACCCAACACCCAATAGCTAGCGACATAACCAGATCATCATTATACGACCTCATCGCTTGTGCTCGTCCGTTGTGCCAAATAAAGGTTTTCATCTCTGATACCAGGCGGCTAGAGTTAATTTTAATTAGTTTGTTTCTCATAAACTCTTCCATCTTAGCTATCACCAACGGCCTTGTTTTAGAAGAAGTAGTAAACCCAGGCACTATATTTGGCATCCACTGTGCCTGAATGGGGTCAACATAAACATGCGAAGACTTCGTAGAGTGATATATGTTATTATAACCCTTGTCCTTAAGTTTATTAAGGACAGCAAATCCTATATTGTTGTTTTCGGCAACTATCATGCAGGTTCCATATTCTTTTCCTGCATCATGTAACATGTCTGCATAATCATCAGGATTTGGTTTCCCAATATACTCTGCGACTATTTCCATAGTCTCCAGTTTAAAAATATGAAATGCGGAGTTGTCTTGTCCGTCGCCTCTCGCAACGTCTGCGGAAAGAAGATAGGAGCTCTCCTCTTGATACTCTTCCCAGATCCAATAGTTGCGATCAAAGCCGGTACGATATTTGGGCTCTTTGGTGTTTTCTAGATAATGTGTTATGTCGTCTGGGTGTATCACGGTCTCCCCGGAAACATTGAAGTTACATTCTAGCTCCTGCGCAATCTGGCGCGTAGACATATTTTGTGTTTCTTTTTCGTACCACAGTTGATCTCTATCTGGATGGACATCCCACAATAAAGTGGTCATATAAAATGCGTTTGTGCCTGCCTCCGCTTCAACACACGTCTTGTGAAACCAGTTACCAACGCCGTTAGGAGTAGATAACGCAATACACCTTCCGCCTGTTGATAAGGTGGGATAAAGAGCGGTCCATAATTCGGCTAATGACTCCACGTGCGCTGCCTCATCTATCACCAATAAAGACAACGCCTCTGAACGACCAGCGTCTACAGAAGTAGAGGAGGCCTTAATCTGTGAACCGTTGGTAAGCTCAAAGGAGGTCCTGTTGTCAATAGAAATCTCAGAAATCCTTATCCACGGGGGCAGCTGCTTCATGATCTTCTTAACTTTTCGAACAAGGTTGGTCGCAGTTTGAAGCTTCGTCGCTACAACTAAAATATTTTTATCGCGATGAAACAACATTAACCACACAACATATGCAGCCGTAATAGTGGATATGCCAAGCTGTCTGGCTTTTAAAACAACATTAAAGCGGTAATCGTTGAAATCTTTTAGAAGTTCGTCTTGAAAATCATAAGTTTTAAATGGAATCTGTCCGCGCAGCGGGTGGGATATCTTGCAGTAACTTGTAATAAAGTGCACGGGCTCTTTACCAGACTTTACTACTTCTTTAAGAATCTCCTGCTTTGTAAGCTGATATCCCATGGCGCGCGTTTATTTACCTTTGCGCGTGTCGTTCTTGGGCCGCTTATTGCCGGGACCAAGAGCAAGCCAGTCCCTAACGGCCTTATCTAGGCGGTCTTTAGAGGGCTCCTTGACCTCTCCTACACTATCGAGGCCTCCGATTCGGTAGTTGCGCGTTGCTTGTACATCGGTACGATAGTTGGAAAGCTTCTGCACTAAAATGCTTACTTCGCCCTCCGGAGAAAGGGATAAAGAATCCCCCGTCACAGCCTTATATTCCTTTTTAAGGTACTTGGCGATGCTGTTAATCATGTCTTCGATCTCGCCTTCGAAGCCCTTCTCGGCGACCTCTTTAAGCCTAATCTCTGATTGATAACTAATAGTTAAGATAGGGCCACTGAACCGCACCTTAAACCCATCAGAAAGGCGCCCATCATTCACAAGGTGACCCTCTTCTCTCTTAAGACCTACCTTACGCGCGCGCCCGTCTGCATTCAAAGATGCTTCGTGAGAGCCATCATAGGCATTAGCCGCGGCCTGAGCGATTCCGCGAATGATTTCAAGTGTCGTAGCCATTAATTAATCTCCTTCTCTGGGCGCCATCCGGCTAGCCAACGTTCTTCCCTGTCTTCTACCCATTTAATGTAACAGGATCGACAACATTCAAACTTATTCATGTACAAGTTATCTCGCACATCAAACGAATATTCGTTACAAACAAGACAAAGCCTATTTGTATCCTTATTAAGTAGTTTTTTGTTTATTAAAAATCCGTCTGTTTCTACTTTCTCACTTTGTCTCTCGCTTTTCCGAATCTTTTCTTCTGTTAGCTTAGATTGTTCAATGTATTCTTGCTCTTTATCCTCGTCCCAAAACTTGCGTGGGTTGTCGATTGCTTCGGCGCCATACTTCTGTGCGATGGCCTGCTCCAGTTTGGGGACGTAGTTGGGATCTTTTTCAGTCATGTTTTAAGGATAGGTGCCGATAGTAGCCGGGAGGACTGTGGCCTTCATTATAAGATCGCTGGTGACCCCTCCCCAAAATACGTTAACGGTTTGGCCAGCGCCGCCGATCGCAAAACCTAAATAAAAAGTCAACTCCTCGCCGGGCGTGAGACCCGTGAGCGTCCAGTATATGGTTTGAAGGGCGTAGTCGCTATCGCTATACTGAATAACAATATGAGTATCCGATAAGGCTCCAATGGGCGTATAAGTGGCCCAAGTAGAGCCGTCATCTGACAACGCGAACATGGCCGAATCGCTCGCGCCGGGGTCCACCGTGATGGTTGCAGCTATCTCCACATTTCCCGCGGGAGGTGCTCTAAAAGTTACCGAGTGTTTGTTTGACGATCCGTCTTCAACATAGGCCACCGTCA